TTGTGCTTTAGACAATCCAACAGTAGATAATGAAACTGTATTCTCAATATATTTTCCACTAACTCCTGCTATTGTTCCGCTACCATGAGTAGAATAAAGATTAGTTCCACTCCAACCATTAGCAGTTGTGAATGTACTTGGAGTTAAATTAGAAGTTGTTGTTGTTTGAGAGAAAGAAACTACAGAAGTAATAAGCCAAATAATAAAGATATAAAAAATGACCATGAATTTTCTTTTGCTTCGTACCAAGCGTCTATATCCTCAACTACTTTTTTTCGGTTAAAGACTCCTGCTTTTTTGTTTCTTCAATTACTTTTAGTTTCTCAATATATAAATTATAATCTGGTCTTAGCTTATCATACTTCAACCATTGTGCAGTTGCATCAGCGCCGATCTTACCCTCAAATGGACATGGAGTTCCTGAGTTCTCCATAGCATGAAATACTCTTGGGTCTTGGCAAAGAATAGAAACAGAAGCTACTTTCATTCCAAGATCATTTAAAACTTTTGATAGTTTAATTCTTTCGCAGTTCTCATCTCTAGTATAACTTCCACCAGATATACCTAATCCGAATGTTGACACTCCACCACTATATCCGACAACGCATAAGTCTTGTGAGAAGGCAGACATTGCAGGTGCAGATGCCGTTGCTGCAACTCTTGTGTCTCCTGAATAGGAGTTTGTAGTAGAATTAGTTGTTGTAGTAGAATTAGATGCAGAACCTGATTCGTATGTTGAAGAACTGGAAGAAGTATATCCGCCAGTAATAGAAGTATTACTACCAGAAGTATTATTCTGTGTAGTTGTTTGAGATGATGCACTAGTGATTAAGCATAGTATTAAAACTATAGTTGTTAGTATAATGTTCTTTCTCATCTTATTTTTTATAACCTTTTTTCTTAATTACTTTTTTAAATCTTACTATTCTTTTGTATCTCAACGGTTCATGTTTAAATGAAATATATTCTTTTAAAAGATTATGAATCTTTTCAAATATATTCATTACTCTTTATTAGGTTGTCTATTAGCTAAAGTTCTAGCTATGCTTTCTCCTGAACGACCCACAACATATCCGCCTAAACCTATTTGTAATAATGTCCAAACATCTCCTGGTAATTCAAAACCAACAACTAAACCTGTAATCATTTTAATTATTGGTGCAAAGATATAATTAAATACTAAAACAAATATTAGAACATACATTAGTAATGGTCTCCAACTAGCTGCAAACCAACCTGCTTTAGCTTCTGCTTCTACAATAGATGCTGCTGCTTTTAATTCTTCAGTAGATGATTTTAATAATTGTTCGTTTAACTGTGCTTTTAATTTTGCTTGTAAGTCTTTATCTTCAACAGACTTTTCTATTGTACTGAATAATATTTTTGCAAGTGGCGCAATAGCATTTAATGCTGGTAACATATTTTTATCTAGTTGGTTATGCGCAAGAACGCATGAGATTTGATAATTCCTCACAGCGCTTTGGCGTTTGAACTCTCCATTGAGAGTCTAACATTTGTTCTGCTGCTTCATTATAGTCTTTTTTTCTCAATGCTTCAAACATTTTTTTAAACTTAGAAACCCCACCAATTCCTAATTGAAATACCATTTCTACTATAACTTCTCTTGCAGTATCGCAAACATCAATGCCTTCTAATAATTGTTCTGCATTATAAGCAGCTCTATTAAAATCTTTATCAAATAGATTTTCTAATAAAGATTTATCGTATTGAATACCTTCAGCAAAATCATCATCTTCTGTAAGTAAATGACCATAACCTATTGTGGCTTTTCCTAAAGAATCTAAATAAACAGTATCTCTAAAACCTTCATGTTTTTTAATTCTGTTTTTAACTTCTTGATAATCCATAATACATTTACAATTATTTAATAATACACAACCTATTGTGTTGTATAATTTATTGATACAATTATTTGACGCTATCCATTTTGTCTTTGTTTGGAAAGACATCAATTAAATTTTTTAAGTCTGAAAATGATTTGTAACATTTCTGTTCTTTTCTTTTCTTTCTTTTATTCTGTTCAATAGTAAGTTTATTTTCTTTTGATAAATTTTTATTATGCTCTAAGTCTTTTAAAATATCTTTTTGATCCATAACCATTAACTCAACGCCAAGTTGTTTTTGTTTTTCATTTGGTGATCTGTGAATATTATGATTATTTTTTTTACGATATGATTTAGTTTTAACATCAATTAATCTTACTGTACCATCAGGTTTAATTGCAACCAAGTCAAAGATACATTGTGGGTCAATTGCTTTTGCAACCATATATCCTTGTTTGACAAGAGAACAAATTGCTTCATATTCTGATATAGCACCTATAGCACTTTTACTTAATTTGCTAAAACCCTTACTATTAGATCTGCTAATGCCCCTATACTTAGTGTTACGACTAACCATAACACCTTATATATGGTATTGATCTTATCTTCAATATGTTTCAGATGATTATTCATTAATAAATCAATCTTCTGATCTAGTAGTTTAAGTTTTCCGTTCAATATAAGTATTTGTTCGTTGTTTTTTTGTGACTGACTCTTCATTTTACTTTACTTTTTTATATTCCTTTAGAAGATTATCCAGATAGTCCATTCCTATTACATCATCTAGGATTCGTCTAGTATCTTTATCTAAAGCGTTTATGTTTAATTGCAAAAGATATGGTGCAAGACTAGTATCTTTTTGCATTTCTTGTTTTGCGCTTGATCTAGCAGATTCTAAATATTTCTTTACATATAAAGATTTAACAGAATTTGGCAGCGCTTGATATTCAGGTTGACTAACAATTGATGATAAACCAAAACCAATAGCAACAGCTAACTTATCTTTATAAGCTCTGTCTAGTTCTGGAATTTTAGTTGATCTGAATATATCTGTTGGTTGAAAACCCAGTCTATCTAATTCTTTTTCTGCAGGATTTTTCTTTGGAAGAAAGGGAACTCCTGTCACCTGTGTTATTAATGGATCTTCTTTATAAATAGGTGCAGCTCTTGGAACTCCATTTGCATCTACAATATAAGATGTTGAAGAAGTTAATGTTGGTAAATCAGAACCTGGAAATCTTCTAGTAAATGCTCCAGTAAATTCTGAACCACCTGTCTCTTTAACTGATCTTGCTTCAGGAAAGAACTGAGCATAAATGTCAGTAAAGTTTTGGAATGGAGTTAAGTAACCAGCTAATGTTTCTCCAAGTAATTTATTTATTCCACTAATAATTGCATCTTTGTTTAGTTTTGGATCTGTAAAAAAATCTAATAATGAATCAAGAACATAAACTCCTGTTGTTCCTCTAATTCCAAATAATACAGAAGCAATTCCTTTTGTATCTAAGTCTCTAAGAGTTCCTTCTTGGTATCTTTTAATAACATCTCCTAAAAATAAATATGCTGCAAATGGGTTATAAACTCTAGTATCTATTGTTCTGTCTCCAATTTTAAACTCATACCATTTTTCACCGGCATAAGATTGATTTCTCAAAGCATATCCTGCTAAGATTAATCCTGTTCCTATAGTTGCTTTGCTTAATACAGAAGTATTTCCTCTTGCAACTTCTGCTCTAGCATTTTTACTAAGCATACTTAAAATTCCAAATGGACTATAATCATATTGAAACTTAATTGCGTTCATTAAGAATCTTGGAAATGGAATTATATTTGTAAGTAAGAATGGAGCATTATTAATAACACCAATAATTCTTCCAGCAAATGAATTAGGCGCAAATTCTTTTGCAAAAGTTGTCTCTAATGATTTGTTAACTGCAACAGCAATATCAGATGGTCTTAATAAATTTAATTCACCATCTTTTACCAATTGTTCTAATGCTTTATTGTTATAAAACTTACCATTGGCTTTAACAGCTTCATCTAATCTTGCTAAGAATACCGCTCTTCTAGTTATATATTCTTGAGTTTTGTTAAATATACCAGCTAAATCTACAGCACCTTCTACTTTGTTAAGGATACCTTTTTTTCCTGCAGCTCCAGCATAATTTTTTACATCAGAAGCATAGTTTAAAAACAATCTATCTTTTTCTTTTGGAGCAAATTCAAATATTTTATTAGTTAATGTTTTAATTTCTTTATGTTTT